ATTACGACTAGATATGGCTGCTGCCTTCTTCTTAGCATCAGCCTTTGAACTTGCACCCCATGCATTTAGTGATAGTAATAACCTAGTTGGTTCCCCATTAGGTTTACGTTCAGGTCCTGGCATGCCACCCATACGGGCTAGGAATGAGGCTCTACGTGGGTTGTCGCCTGACTTAACAGGTGGCTTGAGGGTTCCCGCCTTATAGGATGCTCTGCCTTTAGCATTGAGACCACCCTTAGCGTTCTTGCCCTCTTTCCGTGTCCAAGCCTCAGTCATTACTTAGACTTTTTCTTGACTACACCTGAAATCTTCTTCAAGCGTGGGTTAGCCTTAATCGCTGCAGGCGAAGCCTTACGAGCACCAGCGGCTACGATAGCATTGGCACGTTCTAATGGAATGCCTTGCTTCTTAGCGATTGATTTAGCAACCGCTTTAAATCCTCTGTGCTTTGTTTTCATTTCTTTGGCTTTACAGTTACTTGTCTTACCTGCTTTTGAATCTTATTCAATCCACCCTCTGTTCTTACCTCTGGAAAGTAAAGTCCTGGGTATTTATCATTGAGTGCTTTCATCTGGTCAAAATGTGCTTTTGCCATACCAGCAGGAGAAATTTCTTGACGATACATCCTTACGGCAGCATCACCAGTTGGCTCCTTGGGCATTTACTTCTTCTTACCCATCTTCTTTGCTACAGCCTTCTTTGCGACAGGCTTCTTAACAACATCTTTAACGCCCATCTTCTTTTCCATAGCAGCCATCTTTGAGCCTTCGCCCTTTTCATGCTTCTTCATTGCACCCTTAGATGCGTACATTTCAAATTTAGCCATTGTCATACTCCTAGTTCTTTCATTACTTCAGCGGATTTGTTATTGATTGTTTCTGCTTTAGGCATAGTCTCAGCATTGTAGGCTCTGCCTAGTTTCTCTGACGCTATGTGTGCTGCTTCAATCTGCCGAATGTTTGTCCCAGCAGGTTGAATACCTTGCGACCTTGCATTTCTATAAGCCTGGAGTTCTGAGGTCCATTTCTTATCTGAGATATCTCTTTGTGCATCTCCTGCATTCATCTGCAAGGTTTTAACCTTACATCCAAAACAGTTACAGTTGCTCTTGCATGCTTCCTTGGTTGTATTATATGTACCAAAGTCTTCCCATAGTGTTTCAGATGTGGAGTCACACTCAGTGCATCCCCATAGATTCACTACAGTATGTAAATCGCCATCTTCTAAAAGATATCCAAACTTGGCAACCTTGCCAATATGTCCTTTTTCCGTACAGTTATGTCCCATTTTGTCCCTACTCTACTGTAAAGTTTGCCTCTGTTATGCCGATACTTGCAGCAATCATTGCATCTTTGACTGATTGCGTAACAGAGTTTTTTGTACCACCCATATAGTAGGCGGTATAAGTTTCCAGGTTATCCTGTGTGGGATACCTAGTAAGTGAATACACGCCATTTTGGTTAATGACTGTATAAGAATGTGTAAGTCTATAGAAGTCAAACAAGCGTGGCAGACCTTTAGCCCTGATGCCCTCTTCAAGGGTTGGTGTCTCAAATACGTACGTTGTCATTATTCTCCTTATAGTGAATTTACTCTAAGGGAGGGACTTTCATCCCTCCCAAAGCGTCAATCAACTAGGAAGCGATTGATGAACCAGACTCAATGCGGTACAAGGCTGCTTCGCGATAACGCTTGAAGCCAAGAACGCCGTACCAGCCCATTGGGCGGAAACGCATAAGTTGGTCGATGACAGGTCCGATAACTACATGTGGTTCTTCAGCAACGGCTTGCGCCATTCCTTGCTGACCAGCCAAGATAGTACGGTAGTTGCGTGCAGATGATGCACCGTCTGTAGTATTGTACAAACGTGGTGATTCGATGAAGTATGCACCTTCGTAAGAACCAATTTCGCCTGCCCAGATTTGGTCATTTGAATTGTACTCATGAGGTGTACGCCATCCGCCAGAACCAGTCTCAGCACGAAGGTCGTGTGAAACTTCTGGGTGGATTCCAGCCCAGTATAGTGAACCCTTACGGGCTACTGTCTTACCAGCACGCAACTTAGCAACAGCCTTACGGATGTTAGCAGAAGTTAGGGTGGCAGCAGCAGTGATTGTTGCTGTAGATGTGGCTGTTGAGCCAGAATAAATTACGTTAGTTCCACCGCGAAGTTCAGTCATTGCTACTCCATCAATGGAATCTGCAAGGTTGAATGCGATAATGTTAGCAATCGCTGGGTCTACATCAGCAAGGCTGAAGAGTTCCAAAGCGCGTGTAACGAGAACTGAGTTACCGTACTCTGCAAGAGTAATAGTAACTGAAGTTGGTGTACCGATTGCAACTGAGTCACGCTCTGTTGCTTCAGTTAATGCTGTTGTCTGTGCTGCTAAGTCTGCGTAAACCTGTAGAACTACAGATGAGCCAGGGATACTTTGTTTAGCAGGAGTCTTGTCTGCGACGCTACGAATGAGCGGTTGAGAACGCAGTGCAAATTCCAACAGTCTATCATACGCTGTTTGTACTAGACCAGCACCACCAGCAGTTCCGCCGAGAGTGCTTGAGCCTGTACTTGAATAGGCATTAGCCATTGTTCACCTCCAAGGTGATTAGAATTACTATGTGTTTATTGATTGCCGTCAATTAACATAGAAATTTCCTCTGCCGAAGCGGCATTGAGAATTCTCTGCATTAAATCTTGGGCTTTGTCAGGTGTTGTACCAAGTTGAGTAACTACATCTTGCTGCCGTAGGGCTGCACGATTAAGTTCTTGCTCTTGATTCACCTCTGGCTGTGTCAATCCAAAGAGGTCTCCGTTATCGTTGAGCCAGTTATTAACTGATTCTTCGCTAACATCATCTAAATCTTTAAGGATTAAACGTTGTGCCTTTGGGTTAACACCCTTTTTGTCTAGGACATCTTTGACTGTACGCTCACGCTGCGACTTGGATAATCCCTCAAGTTGCTCAGTAAGTTCTTTGATACGCTTTTCATCGGAACGCTTGGCTTTCCGCAACTTTTTAAGTAAGTCACTTCCATCCATCTGCATCTCTGTATCGGTATCATTGTCGTCTTCGTCATCATCCCAGTAATTGTTGCTCATAGCAACCCACCCTTCATTCGTTTGAATCGCAAACCACAGATTCCAATTGGGGAATTGGTCTGGCTTTTGCTACCAGTCTTTTACGCTACGTGTGCTGGTAGACCACGTAGGAATCTATTTAGTACTGACCTGCTCCTGATTGCTTGGCTAGGTACTGCGTTGCAAACGCACCCTTGGCTGTGCCAGATTGTCCACTCATTCTTGCCTGTTCTTCTTGCTTTAATTGTTCAATTGCATTTAATTGAGTTATATCTTTACCAAACACAGCACTCTGTGCCTGTTCTTGTGTAAATTTACCACCCTTGAATGATGCAAGAACATTTGCTCGTTCAAGATTTTTAACTGTGCCAAAACCAGTTAATGACTGTTGGTAATCATAACCAAGTGATGAAATATTAGATGCTGCAGCAGTGTCAAGTGATAATCCTTGAGTCTTAGCAGCAGACTGCACTGATAATGTTTTTACCTTGTTTGACAATTCAGCAGCACCTTTGTCACCAGTTAATAAAGCAGTTGCTATATCTGTACGGCTAACACCAGGAAAGTTAGTTTGTAAATCTTTCTTTAATGCATCTGGTGCAGTGTCAATAGTATTAAATACATCATTTATTAAATTACCAACTTCAAGTACAGATTTACCTTTTCCGATAATAGAACCCAAAAAATCCTGTGTTGCTAATTCGCCCATACCAGCATTAGTTAAAATCTGTCCCATGCTTGCTTCAGCAGTAAAAAATTCAGCAATTGATGGCACATGTATAGCAGCACCAGCATTTAATTGGTCTTGAAGTGCAAATATACCAGCAAATCTTTTTGTAAATTCTGGAATAGTTTTTTTAGCATTAGCCTCATACATAGCAAGGTTAAGTGCCTCATCTACGGTTGAACCAGTTTTATAAAATCCAGAAACTAAATCATATAATTTACCAATATATGGTTGACTTGCTTCTTTAGAACCAAATACTAAAGCAAGTGTATTTGCAAAGGTATCGCGTGCAAGTGTGCGTTCTGGCGTAGTAGAAGATGAACCAGTAGAACCTGGAACCGCACTACTTGTTTCATGTGTACCATCACTATATACTGTTGTTGTTGTTCCATCAGAATTTGTGATAGTTGTAAGAACTGTACGTGTTGCCGCTGGAGTTTTATCTGCGCCCGATACTGCTGTATCAACAGGAGCATCACCTTGTAAGATTAAATTTCCATTTGCATCTTTTCCAGCATTAGGACCACTGGTATATACATCTACTTTATTGCCATGATTATCATATATTGATTTCATAGGTGTTTTTGCCAAAGAACCAGTTGCTGCATTAGCAAGTTGTCCACCAGAAGTGGTTGGTGCTGGCGTTACCTTTGTTGTAGGTGTAACCGTATCAGCAACCGCTTGCATTTTATTATTCATGATTGCCATTATAGCCCAACTCCAAACGCTCTTGCCATACCAGTAGCGGCGCTACGGGCTATTTCATTAGCAGCAGAAGTTAATTCTCTTTTTGGGTCATTCATTGCTTTTGCCAATACTTCAGAATATGTTAATGGAGGCGTTTTTCCATCTGCTCCACTTGGGTGTAAATATGCAACAACTAATGGATTGTCCATCCCAATACTTGCTGGGTCCATTTCCCATGTTTTACCCAACATATTAAGAACTGGGGAAGCAATGTCTTTGGTAGTAAGGGTTGGGTCCGTTTTAAATCTATCTGCAAGATTTGGATATTCTTTCATAGCAATTTTTTGTATTTCTGCAGTATAGTCTTGAATACTTTTTGTACCTTTTGCGATTGCAAGGGCAGCAACCTTAACTTCGGCATCCGATACACCAAGAACATTAAAACTTGTTACAATACCTCTTGCTTGACCAAGTGCAGTAAGTGCTTTACCGCCAAGTGTTTTTTCATTCTTAAAATCTATTTTGCTCCAAGCATAATCTTTAGCAAAATCTTGAGCATTAAAAAACGATGGAAAATTTTGAGTTACATAATTTGCAATTGTATTAGTTAAATCTGTAGGCGTTTTTCCAACCTTGGTTGAATCTTTTGCATTTTGAACCACAATTGCCATTTGGGCTTGTGCTTCTGTTTGAAATTTATTAATAAAATCTGTAATATCTGCATTGGTTAATTTACCAGTATACTCTGCATCTGTTAATGCTTTTGTTAATAATGCTTTGGCAGATGCTGGAGTTAATTTTAAATAATCTTGTTGAGTAGTAGATTTTGCAGAATCTGTATTACTTGGTGAAAGATTTAAGGCTGCAAGTGCTTGTGCTTGCGCTTTTGATGTAATATTTTCTTGAGCAATCATGCCTTCATAAGTTTTTCGTTCTTTAGATGGCAATGCAGTATAGACTGCTTGCTGTTCAGATGTTAGAGTATCATAAAACTTTTGTTCATCTGGTGTGAATACAGGAGTTGCCATTATTTAACCTCTACATCTGTTGGTTTCATACTATCATCGATAAAATATCTTGAAATAATTTCCTGTAATGGAGGTTCCCATTGAGTTATAT